ACCATGCTTTTGCATCAATGGGTTAATAACGTCAAAGATTGCAGGTAGATCAGCGTATGAATAGCCGTAGCCTTGAGTGTCTTTGTGTATAACAGGAACTTCTTGTTGAAATGCTGCGAGTGCTTTAAATAGATTCTTCATGTTTAGTAGTTGTTAATTGCTTCGATTATTTTGTCTGAACTTGCGCGGCTAACTCTGCCACCGCTAAAGTATTTGTAAGTCGTTTCAGTTGATAACCCCGTTAGCTTGTGGATTCGGTAAGCGGTCAACCCTTTGCGGTTCGCCTCTTCGATAACCTCGTCAAGTTTAGGGTAATTGATTTGAAGTTTTGTCATTTGTTATTGATTTAGATTATGAGGTGTAGGATGCCTCGCCCCGTGTTTGTTAAAGTGTTCTACAATTAAATGTTGCAGAATCAGGGTATCTGAAATCTTTTAAAGTTTGTCTTGACAAAATTTCAACCGCTAAATCATGAGAAATCCATTGTATAACGTTAATTGTTTCGTCTGCTTCAAACTCATCTTTCCACCTGTTGTATGCCCATTTAATTTCATCTTCTGTAAAAAACCAAGATTCAATTCCATTTATGCAGTTGTCCATGTCAGATGTTGACCATCTATCAGGATGACAATACTCCGCATCCCAATTTCCAGAGTTAATCTTATCTGTCAATTCTTTAAAGTTTACTTTAACTGTTTCCATCGTTTTGTTTTTTAGTGGTTAGTAACTTTCGATGGGTTAAAAGTATATTATTGTTTTGACTTATCAAAACATTTAGGCAAAATTTTTTTAGGAAATCAACGGTTTAAGTTCAAATTCAATGAACTCATCACCCTTTGCAACATCAACTTTCTCAACTACCAGCCTGTAAATGTGACGGTCATTGAACCCGTACCGCTTCTGTAAACAGTCCACAAATGGTTTCACAGGATTGTCAATGTCAGCGTTCTTTGAAGATAGCCCAAAACGAAGAAAGAGGCTTAGTTTGCCCCCTTCAACGTTCATCGGTTTAAGATTTAACAGTATTTCCTTTTCGTATTCTTTGTACGCTTTGGTTTTAAACCGCTTGCCTTGAAAGCATTGGTTAACTGATAATGGTTTGACTTTGACTATCAAAATGGAAATTAGAATGGTAATTAGAACGGTAATCCGTCCAAACCGTCAGGTTCATCCACAACACCAACAGGCTCTTGCGCTTGCTGGTTAACAGGCTTTGGGGTTCCTTCAGATTGAACCCCGAACACGCTCCAAGCATCTAAGTTAGTGTAATAACGCCCGTTGTGAAGATTCGTTTTCACGTTGAATTTTACCTCAACCTCGTTTCCGACCATGTTGTATTGCAGAAACTTGTCCACACGTTCAGCCCCGAAGATTTGAAAGCAAAAGATTTGTTCTCGCCCTTCGTAACCTTCGTTATTCGACACGACAAACTCAACCTTTTTCCATTGGTTGCCGTCTTTAGATTCTCCCTTTACCGTGTCAAGAATCGTTTTGATTTTCCCTGTAATTTTTAGTTCACTCATTTTATTGATTTAGATTGTGAATATAGTTATTTCCAAGCGTTGTATATCTGCACGTCCTTTGAATTATCAAACTCATCGTAAATGCGAAACCAAAGAGTGCCATGTGTATCATTTGGTTTGATACCAGCGTAACGCGTAACCATGTTGAACTCCAATTCAGTTACCTGCAATGGCTTTTCGTTTCCTTCGTTCAATTCTCTCACAGCCTTTTCCGCAATGCTTCGCGCAAGTGTTGGAATTTTCGTATCTGTGAACTTGTTTAAAAAGTCTATCGCCTTCATTTGTCAACGCTTCTTTCGTAAATGTAATCAACATCAATCTCGGTGCAGTAATTATCTGCCGCCCAATCTTCGCCTACAATTGTCGCAATCTCGTCAAGTGCGTTATCATTGCCTTGCACCTTTTCGAGAAACTCAATCGGCTTTTCAGAACAGTAAGCGTCTAATATAATGAGGTCGGGCATTCCGTTAGGTTCGTAATGAACGGTAACTTTCAGCCCTTGCCATGTTATGTCTGTTTCTTTTTCCATGTTGTTTAGTTGTTTGATTATGAGGTGTAGGATGCCTCGCCCCGTTGTTTTAATACGCAAATCCTGACGATTTTGCGTTTTTAGCTAATTTCTTGTCGAACCAATCATTTATATTAATCTGAATGCACTCGGTTGCCTCAGTGTTGCTTTCAATTCCTTTGTAACTGTGTCCGTATGAAATACCTACAATCTGACTTTTAGGAATCCAATCACCATTCACTTTTATCGCCTTTTCAGTTACTAATTGAACTTTGAATCCTTGACCTTGAAAGTGAACGCTTAATGATAAATCTAAATAATCGCCTACTTTTAGTTTTGAAATTTTGTCTGATAAACTTTCCATCTCTGTTGTTTTTAGTGGTTTAACCGTTAATGATTGTGTAAACCTACAACTCTATTTTGAATAATCAAAACATTGACAAAGAAAAGGTGGGAAAATTTAGCCTTTTGTGTTCAGGCTATCGCAAACGACCTTCGATAATTCTGAAGTTGTCAACCTCATAACTACCGTCTGAAGGGTCAACAGAAACATACGCAAAGCCGTGATTCCATTTGTTTATCGGCATGTATGCAGGGTGCATTTCGCAAAGGCAACCCGTTGACCATGTAGTAACAATCTTGCCTTCTAAGTTGTTTTCCGTGTGTTCGCTTGTTTGGTGGTTGTGCCCACATATAACCGAAGCCTTAGCCCGCATGTAGTACCCTCTAGCTGGGTTAACAGGACTGAAAACAGACCGCCCGAACTCGTGACCATGTAATATGTTCAAATGACCAGCTTTGATAATTCGCTTGTCTTGTATCAACTCACAACCGTATTGCCCGAACTTTAGCAAAGTATCTAAAGTAAATTCAGAAGTTCCTAGTAGTTCGGGTGCTTTGGTTCTTAGATACGCTTCATACCTTTCTTCATGGTTACCCAATTTGAAATAAATAGGGCATTGCAACTCACGCTGAATGATTTCCAATAGTTGACGACACGCTTCTAGCTCTTCGCTGAACTTTCTTTTACGCGGGTCTTTTTCGTAACGCGATAGCGCATAACAATCCAACGTATCACCATTCAACACAACCGCGTTAACTTTCTTTTCCTTGCCGTAATTGATGGCAATGGTCAACGCTTCAATGTTGTGGTAAGGTACATGTATATCCGACAAAAGAAGTATTCGCGTTGCACCTTTTGGCAATTTGTAAGGCGGCCATTCTTCTTCATCTGTGTCAGGCAATCCAAACGGGTTGCCTATTCCTAATGCTTTAGCGTGTTGTGCCTTTTCAGTTAACAGGTCAGAACCTTCGCGTTGTTTCCTTGCTTTTGCCCCGTGTTGTCCTCTGTAATATCGTATCACATCACGAACATTTTCAACGTCTTTAAATACCTTAACGTTAGTTTTGTAGATAAGTTCTGCAAGTGATTTACTTGGTAGGTGTTTGGTTGTTGCATCGTTCAAGTATTCAAGAACGATTTGACCTTTAACTGTTCTGCTCATGGTTTTGATTTAGTTAGCTTGAACGACCTCTGCAAATTCAGGGTCTATCTCTCGTATCTTCGGAAGTAGATAGTCTTTCCAAATTGATTGAACGCGGTACTTCTCCTCGTCTGTGCTTTCAATTCCTAAGTTAGCCTGATTAGCCGCGTTCTTTTCGAGTAGTTCGTCAATAGCTGACTTTGCTTCGCTGTCTTGGTAGTATTTCATGTTTTACCTTTGTTCTTTGATTTCCTCTGCCTTTTCAATGATAGCATCTTCGATGGTTTCAATTGACCAACCTGAAACAGCACAAGATAGAACAAACAAATGTAACAGTTCATCAGACGTTAATCCTATCGGTGCTGAAACAGAATACTTGCCATGTTCGTTTTCAATTGTGATGGCTGTGTTCATCTGCTAATTATGTTTCGACCATATCGGACACCTACAAAATGTTGCCCGTTGAATCCGTAATCGGCCGCAATATAACTTCTTTTTATTGAAAACTGCAAACCTAATCCAAATAAAGGCGTGTAACGTGTTTGAAAATCGCTGATTAACCCAGCATTTGCGTGAACACCTAAAGCCCATTTTAACGGAACTTTCTTAGGCGTGTAATCAATGCGAAGATTTTCTGTGATGTTTTGGTAATTACTCCAACGTAAACGAATATCAGCACCTTCAAACGTTGCCGTTGTATCATATTTTTGAACTTCCGTTAGCCATGCCTCTACAATCTTAACAGTATCAATTAAAAACAACGTGTCTAAACGGTTAACTGTTTCGCGTTGGTAGATTGTATCTGTTCTAGTTACTACTTTCGTTTCAACGTATCTAACGGGTTTCTCTTTCCATCTATCAACGTATTCGGTAACGGCTACTGGTTTCTCGATAGTAACAATTTCTGTTTTAACCTTGCCTGTTCCGCAACCTTGCCAAGCTACAAGAACGCCTAAAAGGAAACAGACCAAGTAAGGGAAATATGTTTTGAATATATGTGCTGTGATGTCGTTCATTTTATACCCGTTCGCGTATAATTTACCCGTTTTTCTTGTTTTTATACCCGTTCGCGTATAATTATTGAGTTACCTCAAGCACAAAACCATCAGGCGCAACTTGCATCAATGCTTTCATTGTGGCTTTTGAAGCTGTTACTTCTTTGATTCCATCGCCTGTAATATCAATGTGTGCTTTGCCTACCAAGATACAACCACGAATATCAGGCAACCCCGTATTTGGATTTGGTGAACCAGCGTAATTTCCGTGATGAAAAAGAATAAGTGAACGACCATCAACGCCCGTTACGTGTAAATGATTGCCGTACTTAGGCGATTGACGAGGAACAACATCATAAAAGCCTTCGGGAATACATGATACGTTTCTTTCGTTATCCTTCCACGGCAGTTCCAAAGTCTTACAAACGAACTCTAATTCGCCCGTATCTTCATCAAATACTTCTAACTCGCCCTCTGTTTGGGTTTCGTAGTACCGCCTACATAGCTTTGCCTTCATTTCATATCACATTTACCCGTTCGCAAACAATTCTTAGAACACTCTATTGGTCGCAAACTGCACCAAGTTTTATTTGTCTTTTGCTCCTTTCCTTCCAAACGATTCCTCAAATCTATCCTTTAAGTGATTCCAAACATCAACGCCTGTAACTTGTGCGATGTTCTCCATGTTGCTCTTGAACTCGACTATTGCAATGTAACCGCTTGTCAATTGCGCCACAGGTAGCCATGATATGAATGCCAACTCCATAACTCTACTTAGCACGATTGCAATAGTGTAATATAGCATTTTCCCTACCGTTCGTGACATACCTTTAGAATGTATGCGTTCGCCCCTCGCTTTCGCTGCTGCAATTCCTGTAAATACATCAGCAAATACCAACACGCCTATCCCTACAATTGACCACGTAATTGGTGCAAAGAAAAACAAAACGTAAGGTATTCCAATCTTTAATAATGTGCTTGCGTCAAATGCGCTAATTCTATTCAGTTCCATTAATCCAATGTTTCCAATTCATTCCACTCTTCCGTTTGTAGGATTGCCAAAATCTCAGCATGGCTATATTGCCCAGTATTTCCAAGCCTGTGAACAATAAAAAGACTTTCGTCAATAGACTTTCTTACCGTGTCTGCTGAATCTTCGTCAACCTCACTGAAGTTGATAGTATCAATTTCTTCTATTGGTAGAATATCATAGCCCATATCTATCTTTTGTTGAGTTGAAATTTTGCAAAACTTCTGCCGCACTTAACGCCTTATTGTAAACCAAATACTGACTACCATCACCTGCATAACTAGCAGCACTTCCACCATCAACTCTTCTAGATATTCTCAATTGTGGCGGGTTTTGGTAGTTAAGTGCCGAACTGTAAGTATTCTGACCAACCAAAGAACCATTTACGTACAACTTCTGTGGGTTGCTTGGTAAAGTTCTATCATAAGTACCGCAGACATTAACCCATTGCGCGTCTGTAATTGGCGTATCTATTAACCCTGCTGCCGTATTGTTA